AAGATTGGTATCGCAATTAAATATAAGTATGGTTACCCAACTACCTGACTCCATACTTTGCTTTGCACCCATATAGATTCTGCGAAGCGTCCCCATCGATTATTAACTTGGTATGCCGCTATTTATAACTGTCAAATAACTATAACTCGATTGTGGTGATCGAATAATCACATACTTATTTGTAGAATTATAGGAAAAAGTCAAATTTGAACTACTCCACGCCGTACCGTTGCCCATAGAGACAACAGATAGATGGTTATTAGCTATGTTCACAATTAAAGACACACAACCTATGCCTTGTGCAAAACCAAATACTAATAAAACCGAATAACTTCCTACTCCCCAAATAGTTGCATGATTACTGGAATTGATTCCAAATTTATACACCATATTATTCCAATTATATTTCTCTCCAGTAGTTACAAGAGAAACATCTGTACCACCACCTACCGCAGATTTGCTTTCGTATGTTGTATCAGTAAACAAAGCATTAGTCGGTACATCTGTACCTACTGTATGTCCGTTTACCTTCTTTGCATTAATGTCATAGGTACTATTATCAGGTAACTTTATCTGTGAAATATCAGCCATAAAATCACCTCATTATGTAACTGTTACAGTCTTGCTCTCCGTTGTAGCTGTTGTAACACCGCCTGTTGCCGTAACACTACCTGTAGATGTCATACTGGCACCACTAAATGATGCACCTGTAAGAACCTGACTAGCTGTCTCAAGATATGCTGCTGTTCCTGTAAATGTAGGCTGAGATGAATTATATGCTGCATCTCCTGTCTTAACTGTAACAGCAGTACCAGCACTTGGAAGCGTTCCTGCACTAAATGAGCCTGCGGTAATTGTGAGAACCCCATGTGATACTGTATAAGTAGGAAGTGTACAAGAAGGCAATGAACCAGCAGAACCAAATGGTGTAATACTTTTTGTAGCGCCAGCAGTCTTTACAGAGATCGTAGGTGTAGAAACAGAACCAGCAGGTGTATAGGAATTCGTACCGCTGGACTTTGTCTTAATCTCAACAGCACCCTTTGTCTCACTTACTGAGCCAGTCGTAGTTCCGCTAACAGATACATTTGTAGGTGTACCAGTGAATGAATAAGTCTTAGGAACGGTTACAGAACCAGAAGCCGAATCCTTGAAAGCCAGGGCCTTAAGTGAACCCGTGGAACCAAATTCCTGCCAGATTGTACCGCTCCAAATAAACTCCATATTATTATATGAAGCAATATCACCAATTTCTGCGGTATGTGCTGTACCTTCAATTGTAATGGTACTTGTTGTACTGCCATCCGTCAGTGCGGTTGTTGTAACACCTACCCAACGAGTACCCTGGGAGATAATACTATCGACACGACTATCTCTCAAGTCATAAGTTGTACCACTAGGAAGTGTGATTTGCTTAATATCAGGCATAATATTTTCCCCCCTAATTAGTTGTAAATATTAAAATATCATCTTTGACTTCAGACATATAGCATCTTACTTTGTTGTTCCACTTCTCTCGTTCTTCCTGAGTAATATGAACAACCGTATTCATTATATGTTCCTCTATCTGTTCGTCAACAAATGGCAAGTCTATCAAATAGGCTCCACCATCGCCAACTTTAAAACCGGCCAAATTCTGACCTTGTGCGTTTTGTTTATGATCACTATAAATATAAATGCAACCTCTAATAGATTCCAGAGTTGGCTGGCTATTCCATGTTGCAGTGGTAGCATAAAGAACTTTTGAGTTACCACTTACAACATAGATAGTGCCAAACTGAGCATCCAAAGTCTGTGAAATCGTGTCAAAATTAATGCTTTCATCATTTACAACATTAAATTTAGCAGACAAAGTTTGAATAATATCTGCCTTAGCATTAATAGACTGCGTTGTCCCATGAATATCAGCAGGAAGCTTTCCGTCAGGATTGGTGTTGACGGTCACTCTTTGAATAATATCAGGTTCATTGGCCATATTATTCCTCCGGTGTAATCACACCATCCTTGTAAATCTGGTATACTTTTACATCTGATGCTTCAATGCCAAGTGCTGTTCCATCTGTAAGCAATAATCTTATTTGGAACAATGTCGCTTTATCAGCATCAAGCGCAAGAGTATCTTCTTGCTCAAGTTTAACAGAGACGATGTGATGCTCTAAATCAAAAGAAACATCAGATAACTTCTTGCTAATTTTTACCTCATTTCTTTGAGAGAAGTAAATCCAAACTTGTGCAATCTGCTCGAGATCGATTTCATCCTGTATAGTGATTTGTATTGTCGGGGTTGTTCCCCTGATTATTTCCATATGAACTTCCCCCTGGATTTTATTTAACTTAATTCAAAAAAATGTAGATTAATCCTTATCTTTTTTCGTCAGCCATAAATAGCACCAGTCTTCTGGTCAACTTTAAGCATTGTGGTTCTCCCTTCAATTTTTAATTTACATCAGGACCAGCAGTCACTGTTCCAGATAAATAAGTTAACAAAGTGGGTGTATAGAAAGTCTCTGTAACTACATCATATAGGCCAACCTGATTGTCACTCTTGCGATAACAAGGTATAAAATCACAAAGAGGAACTAAAATACTCCCAGATTCTGAATTTATTGTATATCCAGTAGTCTTATAAATTTTACCATAAAATTCATACTTTGAATATTTATTAGTTCCAGAATCAAATGGGTTATAAATCCCAATATAAGTATAGGCGCTACTATATTTCGTCAACGTACCCCAAACTGATACTTTTTCGTCTTTTGATATATTAGTTGCACCAACAAGAGTAGTATCCGATAATACTCTCTGCCAAAAAGCTACCTCTGATAAATCTTCAGCTATACTAACTTGGAAATCTGTATCTCGATTAGTTGAACTCCTTCTAGACCCTAATATTCCCTGAGATCTAGTAGTAGATTCTTCACTTGTAGAGAATATAACATTATATATTGCTGTTAGTGGGAAATTAACAGAAAAATATCCACCCTGAAAGTCTAAATACTCAACCCTCTGATACTCTTCAGGAAGTTCAGGAGATGGTTCTATTCCACCTCCACCACCTTCAGAAATAGCGGTAGCAAGCTCATCCATCTTTCTTATTACATCAGTATTTGGATTCTTATACTCATACTGATCATCAATGGTACCATCAGCGGCATCAATACACTTACTAATGGCCTTCATCATATCTGTATTAGGATCTTTGTACTGATAAGCGGGAGTTTCACCCGATACGGCACTCTTAAGGTTCTCAATGCCGCTAATAGTATCACTATCTGCCATAAATTACTCCCATTTTGAATTTTTTAGAAAGGTTTCGTCAGATAACTCTTGAAGACCCAACGATCAGTACCAATTCTAGCCCAATCGCCTTTTGTTTCAAGCACTTCTACAGTTGATCCAGGACCAAGATGTCCTACAATCTTACCATTAGGTGTAGCACGTACATTAAGAACAGAATGAACTTTATCAGGGTCTACAATATATGTGGTATACTCCTTCAAAGCCTTTTCACCAGGAGTAGGCTTCTTAAGCATCTCAGTTACCCTCTTCTGAACTGCATCACGATCATAACCAGCCGCGATCAAAGCCTTTTTACGTTCAGGATCATTTCCCCACTTGCCAGCGATTACTTCCTTAGCAATCTCATCAATACTCTTTGTAGGTGCAGGTGCCGGAGCAGGTTCAACAGCAGAATCGTACTTAGGAACCGCAAAGCCCCTAATATACTGTCCATTAATGCTCATTGTACGAGTACCAACAGCATCCTTCTTATTACCCTCTTCAACAGTAAACTTGCTACCACTTACTTCAATTACCATACCAGTATGATCATGACCAGTGGTATCATCGCCCTTGCCATTATCATCCCAATCATAGTAAACGACATCGCCAGGTGTAGGTACATAGGCATCGTCTTCTACCCAACAGCCCATCTTCTTCCACATCTTGATCTGCTCTCCGCAAGATGCACTAATGGGGAAGTCTGCACCAATCTTGATACCAATTGCAGAGATAAACTCGGCACACCAACGCCATGAATACCCAGCCTTTTCTTTAGCAGCAGAGTTGAAAACATCTACAATCTCCTTAAAAGAGCCGTCGGATTCCTTCTTACCATGCCAAGCCTTAGCCTGAGCAACTGCCTGTTCTCTTGTTGCCATAAATTTCTCCTTTACTTTTCTAACAGATAATCATGTAACTTATTCTTAGCTTCTTCAAGCTCTTCTGTATGATTACCATCGAGTGCGTGTGACATTAAAGCAAGTATAGCCTTCTGTGTCACACGGTTTCCTTCCTGGAGGAGGTCTATACGCTTCTTATCGTTGTCAAAATACTCTTCATAGTCTTTCATTTTGGCCTCGATTCCATCTAAGCGTTTGTTAATTTCGTCAAACTTTTGATTCTGTGTCTCCACAGGTTCCTTAAGTTTCTTAATAATATCAACAATGATCTTAACCACTGCTGAAAGGGTTATAAGGCCAGCGCTCAAAGCACCAGCCAAAGCCCAAAATTCTGATGGATCTAACATTCCATCTCCATTAAATATTGGCATTGCTAATTTTCACTCCCATTTTGAATTTATGCAATTGATTGACTAAACACTGCTAACATCCAATTAATTCTAACAACGCCAGAGTAATCCCTATCAAATACTGCCCACCATCCATTACCATTAAGGTAACTTCCGCCTTCAACATGAACCGGATGATCAGCAGCATCACCATTAGACACAAAGAACATAGAATTCTGAAAGTTAGCACCCCAATTGTTACAAACGTCTTGGGCTATAACCTGAACTGAACTCTGATTACTTATCTCAAAGACGTTAGTATTAGCATAAATTTTTATTCCAGGAAGTTGTCCTGCTCGCACATCATTGTTAACAATTTTATCAGAATGGTCTAAAGCTTTCATAACATTACTATTTAAAGATCGTATTGATAAGTTAGTACCATTTTTAAATGTATTATAATCATTATTTAAAGAATTTATAGCTGATGTATTAGACGAAACCCTCTTATTAATGTTAGGATTTGCTGTTCTACCACCGATAGCTTCATTAATCTGATTTATGGCAGTTGAGTTATTTCTAGAACGTGTATCAGCAGATTGTGCAAGAGATGACGCATCACCTTCAGTAGTAACTCTCTTCCACGCATACCAAGAAGTAGATCCTATCTTAGCTCTTTCCCATTCAACACCAGCATCGATATCAAATAATCTCTGAAGATATACATCGCTACCATATCTGGTTGTTAAGATAGCGGATTTATGGCCGTATACTGGAAATGTACCATTTTCGCTACTCGGTGAAACAATGTACAATGCCTTATTTCTAATGTCTTCAAGATTAGAAGCAGTATCAATATTACCAGTATATACCTGAGGCTTAGGACCACTGCAGATACCATACCATTTGCCTTTTACAAGCTCTTTATGAATATACAAGCCATTATACTTATCATCTGGCATAAATATCAGCCCTCCTCTTCATCAAGTCGTACCATTGAATGTTCTCCAATGGCCAAGAAATTAGCACCGTCTTTAAGAGATAGTGTGTCACCAAAGTTTACAGTTGTGCAGTCATAAATATCAGTAGAAGTGAATGCCTTTGTTGAACCAGATACAAAGCTACTATGCGCAATAAAATCTAGATAGCCCGTTCGTGCTTCATAGGAGAACATAGGAGATTTAGAAGTTGGATTAGTTCCATCTATATTATAAACATTTGAGCCATCAAATATATCTTGTTTGTCATTTCCAGCTAAATGCCAATTGTTCGATGAATCTTTAAATTTAATAATGGATACGGTCCCAATATCCTTAAAATCAGAAGCACTATATGGTCCAATCCATAAAATAAATACATTATCGTCATCATATTTTGTAAAACAATATTTTCTAGTGGTTGATGTGCTTGGAGTATAATGAGACGCAGAACAATGAAGACACGAACTGTCCTGTATTGTATTATGATTTAAATTTTTATTAAATACTACATTACTCCCACCATAAAGTCCTATATTATATCCAGAACCAATAGGATTGGAAAATGCGTCAGATCCAGGATAAATCTGGAATCGTAACTTAGTACTTTCATCTAAAATAAAATCCATATTACATGCCGTATTTTTAGCGAATGTAACATCTTCTGGATCATCACCTATAACTGTTCCACCACTATCAGATACAACACAAGTTATACCATCCCATAAACCCATAATATAATTATAAATTAAAGTGAGAAATGAACGCTCGTTACCTGTACTAGTAATGATTTCTGAAGTCCAATTACCCATAATTACCTCCTTAGTCCAAAGCTATAAGCGTATGTGAGCCCACAGAGAAGTAATTACCGGGCTGAATCGCTACAGATCTACCCTGTGAAATTTCACTACAGTTAACTATCTCTTCAGTTCTAAACTGTTCCTGACCAGCATTAATAAATGATAGATGTGTAATATACTCAATATATCCTGCACCAGCATCATAATTAAACAGGTTAGCCATTGAATACTCTACTCCTACTTCACCAGATCTAAAATATGTCGCAGACTCAAGATCAGAATTATTATTACCAGCACCGTATCTATAGTTGTTAGTGTCAGCTATTGAACATATTGCTATTCCAGCATCTGCTATAACTGTAACATTATAATTACCAAACCACAGGAATGTATTAAGCGCTGATGCAACATAACCAATAAGCCATTTTCTCTCAACTTCATCTGTTAATGCACGAGCGGTGCTTGAAAATGCTATTGTTGCTGTAGCCTTCTGTTCATTATTAATAATTACATTAAATGTGTAACCAGTAACTGATGTAGTCTTAGCAGAAGGTCTTACCATCTGGAGAACAATGCTCGGAGTTATCGTAAAGTTAAATGTCGGAATATTAACAGACGCATCGTCAAACTGATCAGCAATTGTTGTATCACAAGAAATAGTAGAACCATTAAGATTTAATGCTAAAATATAATCATAAACTGCTGAAATAAATCCTCGTTCATTAGTACTAGTATTAATAACATTTTTACCAGCTATTGCCATATTTAACCTCCTTGTGGTTCTTCAAAATATAAGCTGTAAAGATCTAATTCTGGAATTAGACTTACACTTATTGTAGCCCCACTTGTAGGAGCATCGATAAATGTTATCTTTTTTGTTGTTTCATCTACAGAATATGGGAAGAATTTACCATTGACTCTAACATTACCAATATGAACATAATTTGCTTGGATTGTATAAGTCTTTGCGCCTGTAGCTGTAGTAGTCCATAAAAACTCATCAACTCTAGGAAGGACTCTTGAAATATAAGCATTATTTGCTGTATTTACTACACAATTATACAGTACATCATACGCCTGATCATCATAGCCCAGTATGTCCTTCATTACACCAAACCAAACTACAAATTCTATAGTGGTTCTTCCAAGAATATCAGACCACTTATTAAGTGTATCTGACACACTAAGATCCTGAAGAATCCATGCGAAGAAAGGCGTTTCATCAGTTCCTACAACATTTACGATATCGTAATCATGAATCTCAGCGCTTTCTCCACCATCTACAGAAATATAAGCAAGAGCATACTGATTAACATTATCTGTTCGTACAAGATCATCTGCAGATTCAGCATCTATAACAATAATTCTAGCATTTCTTACTTCCTGAGTTTTATTAATTTCAAGAACAACTGCTACACTTCTATCTTCTTCACCAGTATCAACTGTTAAATATAAATTAGAATCGTTTATAGTCCAAGTGCCATTAAACCACGCTTTTCCTGGAGAAACAGTCAAACCCATACTAGAACCTTCTGTTTTAGTTACGGTTAAAAGACCTGCTTCCCAGTTTAAATAGACACCATCGGTTATTACACCATCAAACATTTCGGACATCTGACCTGAAGCATATAGTCGGTCAAAACCTCCGCTGACGTATTTACCGTCAAAGAAACCGTAACTTAAAGCCATATATTACTCCTCATTCTAGAAGTTCTTCTGTATGTATTACAACCTCTGTAGCCCTTCCATTTGCAGCATAAGGCAAACTCGCATAACCAAAGTTAATGTCTACAGACGGCTTTTCTCCATTATCACTAGCCGACAACCAGAGACCGCCGTCTTCATCAACATAAGGATACTCACCAGAGATATAATCTGATCTATAGATCTCACCAACCATAAGAGCAAGTCTAACAGTCTGCTCGTTTGAAAGAGTACCGAGATGACCGACGATACTATCCATCCATTCAGCAAATTCATCCTGATAAACTTTCTGATAAGCATTAAACTCTTTTTCAAGTGAATCTATGATTCCATCAATTGTTGATTTAACTGGTTCTACAGGCTTAGCATATGGTGCGGACTGGCCTCCGGTGTTACGCTTATCAGTAATCACCATAGCATCATTTGTAACATTAAGAGATGCCTTTACGTCAACTGTTGCTATGAGATATTGATTAACAGTGCTTGATCTAGTAAGAGCAGGAACCTGAGTGTTCTGAGAAAGGGATTCCTGACCTTTAATGACTTTGATCTTATTTTCTCTTATTGACAAGTCAGTATTTATCTCAAGAACTATTGCATCAGTTCTATACGCTGTTGCAGAGGGCTTAGCTATGGTTAATTCATATGATGAACTATTAAGTGTCCACGACTTATTAAACCATGCTCTTCCAGAACCAACAAGTACTTTAAGATTTCCACCAGAAGGTTGACCTGCAGTTACAGCAAATGCATCCTTATAATTCTTAAAGATGCCATCTGTAATGACACCATCGAAAAGTGAACCAAACTGTTCTGAACTATACACTCGATCCGGCTGGTCATTAACGAGAGTAGCCTTAAAAAATCCACTAGTTAGTGCCATTTTGAATTCTCCTTACAAATTTGCAATTAGTATGTTTTTATACTGAGCCTTGGTTTCATCAACACTGATAACTGTACCCAGATCAACATCTATAGGCGGTAACCAACTAGGATTTAATACTCCTGGAAGAGTTATGCCACCTTCTATGTTTATATAGAACATTGGTGTTCCAACAATAGCAGGACCTACCTTTAAAACCTGATCTTCAGGCTGATAACGGCCATCAGTATAAACATTTGTATCTGTTGTCCATGCTACTATATGAAGTTCTCTATCGGTCTGTCCAGTACTAAATGTTGAATCAGATTTGATTCTCTTAACAAAGGACATAAGATAGTATGTAGTATTAGTTGTAGTATTTTTAGCTGTAGCTATTATTTGTCTATCAATGAATCTAGTAGACTCTGGTACTTTAAGTAAGAATGTACCCGTTGACAAAGCCATATCTTTTGTAAGATACTTTGTAATAATTGTACTAGACTCAACAGCTTCGAATGTCGGATAAGCAGATAGTATTCCAGATTCATCGTGTGAAATTATATAAGAATTTACAACTACTGAATCCACGAATCCATATGTATCCTTAACTTCTATTACATCACCAATTTCATAATCTTTTCCATATTTAAAACTAACATTTGTCTCTATTTCACAGTCAAAATTCTTTGTTGGCCTATTATTTGGAGCAGTTAATTCAGAAAGAGCCTTATCTTTAAGGGTTGCTTCATATACACCCCTATCAAGTATATAATGCATCTCTGTAGCTCCATCAGGATAATATGTATATGACGAAGGGACATTTGTAGCATCTACAAAGAGCTCTCGTCTATCCATACCAGCAGTTGAATTGTTCTGAACATCTCCAGATATGTCATACGAATCCTTAAGGACCGACTGAACCTGTTCCCAATCCTGTGCATTAAAACACTGAGATTCGTCAGCACATCTGTACCAACTACTATCTCTAGTAAGGGGATCCTGATTATTATCAATAAGACTTACATACATCCAGGAATTACTCATAACAACAGCACCTGCAGCATACGCAACACTAGAATTGTATTCAACTACATCGTGATCTATTCTGTACACTTCTATTCCATATGCAACGTAATCACCAGTATGATAAAGTGTAGAATGAGTCCAGTCAGTTACTGGCTTCCAGAACTCGGTATCATTTGCTGGATTTTTGTCATCTGGTCTAGGAATATCGGTTTCCTGCATATCCTTATAACAAGCATACAAAGCATTCTTAAACACTCTAATCCAGCCAGTCAAACACATTTCAGTCTTTATGTACTCTTTAACAGACCACTTTTCGCCCTTGCCAACATAATAAGCCATTGTCTTATATGTCGACATATCCATTGAATTGTCACTAGAAAGTAGGTTATCAAACTCTGTAGAAAAGCAAATATAACCATTCTCTGACTGAGATGATAAATGGTTAATGCCCTTATAGAGTTTAAATACAAACTTTGGTATCAATGGATTAGTAGTATCAAATTCAATCTTAAATGAGATACCAAACATGTCACAAAGGCCTCTAATAATATCATATAGATTGTCTCCTCTATATGCACAAGGGGTCATTGTAAGACTTGTAATTCTAGAATCTGTTGATTCAACAAATGTTAAAGAACTAATTTTCCTATTTAAGTTTGTAGGATTAATAAGGTTCATTTCCAGCAAATATTGGATACCATTTTGAAGTGGAAAAGGCTTTTTAGTATCATAGTCATCATAAACAATACTGGGAATCTTTTCATGAATAGTTTCTCTATTTACTTCTGTTACTGAACCATCATCTTTCCAAATAATTCTTCTATCTAAAATAGACTCTAAAGAACGGCCTGTGATTAATACACTATTGCCGTCCTCCAGGTCTGTTTTATACTCAATTTTTTCAACAATCATCAGACGCTGTATCTCACCCTTTACAGTTTCTGAACATGCCAAATAGAAATCGTTATGGATCTTATCAAGATAAGGAGCAGATGCAGGCACATAAAGCTCAAAATCTCCGACATCCGTATAACGGTCTGTCCATATGAAGGACTTATATGCCTCAACAATCGCAACAGCGTTGAAGCTTGTATCCAAAGCTGTTATTACCATAATTACACTCCATTAAAATAAATTCTATTCTCTGATGATATGTCTACATCTGCATCTGTGTCAGATGTGTCAATACGAATTCGATTAATTCCAGGAATTAGATATAACCAATCACCATTAGAAGTAACCGAACCCAAAACATTATACTCTTTATTATTGTGTAAGAAATTTACATACTTATCGCCTTTTACTGTTGAAAATTTAATTGAATCTCCATCCGAAATTGCAGTAAAAGAAGGTATAAAACCCTTCATCAAACTAATTAACTTAGCAATAGATATGGTATTTTGTACATATGTGTCGCCATTTGTTATCTGAATTGTCGAATTACTATCTATTGGTCCTTTAAAATCTATACTAAACAAAAGACCTACATCTGCATCACCAGAGTATACTATCTCTGTAAGCTTATAATCAAGAATTGTACCAAATAGTAACTTGTCCGGTTCAGCATCATTAAAATCAAATGTAAATGATGGAATAGCAAAGTCATTATACTGATTAAATTCCTTATCTGCAGTATAGAAATATGGATTAGGACAAATTATAGAGATCTGAGAACCTTCCTGTTTACTAAATATCGCAACCTCATTAGATTCAACATAACCATCAATATAAGCTTCTCTTGTATCTGTTTTTATACATAAATGAACATTCTTCTTTGGCGGAAAATATCTATAAGACTTATGCCTGAGGTCTTCGATAGAATAATCAGAATCATAGTAATACGCCAAAGAAATTACAATATTTCTTGACCCAATACGGGCAGAATTAAACAAACCACCATCGATCGATGAAATATCAGTAACATTAACTGTTGCTTTAGTCGGTCCAAGACCATCAATGCCGGCGACGACGAACCCCTCCTTAGAAGGGTCCGCCAGTTCGCAGGTCAAAGATTCATCTCGATAGTTTGTAACTGTGAATGATCTAATCATTGTTACATACCTCTCGAAAGTCTCAACTGATTCTGTGTCTGTCTATAAATATCAATCCTAGACAGAGCCTTAGGAGAATAGTTGTTTTGTGTAAAGTTATAAGTATTTTGGTATCTATCTTTCAGGAACGGATTAAGTTCCGAATCAGTATTAATATAATCACCTATTGCGGCATTCTGAGCAGCCAAGAGAGATCCTGTCATAATGCCATTTGCCTGATTGACTTCATTCTTAAGAGAATCGAGATCGATCGTAGGTGTAAGATCCTTAGGTTGAATTTCAGAATCTGCCTTACCTATAATATCGTTACGATCTTTAAGTTCTTCTTGTAGCTTTGAAGTGTCTGTTCCACTTGTTGATCCAAAATCAGGAGAATACATGGAAGTATCGACTTCTGAAGGTTTATAGTTCTTCATATAGTCATCGACTGCCGAAAACATACTAGTCCAGGAATCGTATATAGCTTCTTGTTTTTCTTTTGTTGGAGTAAATGACCAATCTATTGTATCATTTAATATATCCTGATATGTATAACCTGCATCTAATAATTCCTTTTTTGCAGCATTAGCAGCCTGTAAATATTTATTGGCAGCATTTAAACTTGCTTGATCATGTGGACCAGTCGCCATCATCTCTGAATAAGTTGCCATATTGTTATAATATTCTTCAGCAACTGCTGCATTTTTACCATAAAATTCTTCATATAATTCTGAATTCTTTATAAGGAAACCGGCGGTTTTAATATTGGTCTGATCCCCAAGATATTCGGTACCTGATATCATAGCTTCAATCCAACTATCTTGATTGCTGCTATTTAAATCAAATCCATTTGCAAATATACCGATTATATCTTCCATATTTGTATCAGATATATTAAACATCGCATCTGCAGCAGAAGCCATGGAATTTACTTCAGAATTTTCAGAGTCTGCAAAGTTTTTAGCTTCTGATTTTTTAACTTCTGAATATTTCTTAGAATTCTCTTCAAGACTTGCCGTAGCAGCCGCATTTACTCCTGAAAAATTAGTAATATCGTTTGTCATTGACACTAAAGCTTTTGATACTGCATCAGAACCCTCTAAAGCAGCATTAGTAGCACTTCCTAAATTATCAACAGCAGCATTAGTAGCACTTCCTAAATTATCAACAGATGCTTCAACTTCTATTCCGAGAGCTTCAAGCTCATCTACAATCCAATTAAATTTCTCATTTATCCAATCAATTACTTCACTAACTTTATCAGCAGCCCAACCTGCAGCTTCACCAATAGCTGTAAAGAATTCACCAATTAACTCTAAAACTGGGATGCCAGAACTCTTAAAAGCATCACCAAGACCAATAAACATCAAACTCCAAAGATTTATTAATAAACTAAAAACTCTCATTGCTAACGGTAATGAGAAGAAATTAAATATTACAGATAAGACTGAAGGTAATACATCTTGCAGCGCTACTTTTAGTGCTATGATTGCAAGATTTAAAATAGCAGCCCATAATTTAGAGAAGGCTGTCAGTATTAAATCTTGATTACTATTAATCCAATCTGAAATCAATACTATAATTTGTAATATCATAGTACATGCCTGTAAAACAATGCTTTCTAACATAGCCTGTACACCAAGCAATATAGCTGATATAGCAGTACCCAAAGCAACACCAATGGACATAAATAACCCAAACAAACTTGGAACTGCTTTTACTATTGTTTCTCCGGCACCTTTGATTGTAGATATAAAATATTCACCTTGCGTTGACAAGAATATAAGTACATCAAAGAAATTCGATAGTGCTTCTTGAATATTTAAAATCGCAAGCGATAATAAGTATACTGTCACACCAAATGAAAGTATCATAGCTGCTATAGCACCAATTGCTGCAGCTGCAACATAACCAACACCAGGTATTACTGCTTCCGCTACAGCAGCAAGGATACCTAATCCAATAGCTTCTGATAATACAAGTTGTAATACTACCATCATAGCCGCTACAGTAAGGAGAGCCGATGGTGATACATGTACATCATTGAGCAGATTTAATGCTACGCCAATACCAACAAATGCTAATGCCATTGTTCCAACTATTGCTGAAAGGGATAGAATAACTTTATAATCAACATTTAATGTCTTTAAAACAGCTACTAAACCTATCATTTCGCCAATAAGAGCTATCATACCGACAACAGCAACTAATAATGCAGCAATTTGGAAACCATTTTGAATTAATGATGATGTATAAACTACTGCAGCTACACCAACACCAAGAGCTAAGAAAACTGCAGCCATAGACATAAACACACCGGCCGTTTGACCATTTATGTATTTTGTCATTATTCTAATTGCTGCTCCTAATGATATAGCTAATACTGATATAGCTCCAACTCCTGTGGCTAACTGACCAAATGGAATCTTCCCTAAAATTGCAGCTACTATAGATAATGTAATTAAGCAACCAGAAAACGCAATAAGAGCTAAAGATAATCCAGCAAATACACTAGCATTTACTAATCCGATTCTTTGTGAAAGTGTATATAATCCAGTAACAAGTGCTCCCATTAAAACTGCTATTAATAGCAAAGCGCCTAATGATTTTAAGAATACTGCATTATCTTTGGCAACCGAGGCTATTATAGCTAAAGCAGCTGCCATCTTTATCATAACATCACCAAAAGCTTCTATAATAACAGCTAAAGCAACCATTTTTGCTGCTTGAGACATTGCACCCAAGAATGATGTTATTCCAAGATTTAATAAATCACTTACATCTTTAAATCCTTTTGCTCCATCAATCCCTTTACTTGTCATCGCCGTAAGTATTACTAAAATGGCTGCTAAAGCTACACCAATACCTACAAAAACAGCAATAGCTTTATCCATAGCTTCAGGCATAAATTGGAATGCTAATGCTATTGCTACTAAAGAACCAGCTATTTTTAAGAATGCATCACCAATCGCCTCAAGTAAAATTGCAGCTCCAACTCTCTGCATTAATCGCTGAAGACCCTTAGACAAATTCAAGAATATCTTTTCTATAGGTTCTATTGCTGTCTTAACTTTTTCCATTGCATCAAAAGTCGCTTTTACAACAGCAAATAAACCCATAAACATAAGCATGACCGCCATAACCATACTTACAGTATCCATTAATTTGTCTATCGGTATTAATGATAATACAAATATTGATGCTGCAAGAATACCAACTGCATATGCTATATTCAATAATGCTTCAGAATTAATTCGGGATGCTATTGCATCTAAAATATCAGCAATTCTAGCGCCTATACTTGCCCAACCACCTATATCTTTAGACAATTTATAGATCATAACGCCTATTGCTGTAAGTGCACCAAATATTCCAACTTTTGTTATATCAAATTCATAACTACCAAAATATTCATTATAAAAATTGCTAAGATATGTGCCAAGAGTAGTCAGCATGGAAACAAATGTGTTCCAAAAATTCTTAATACTATTCCAAGCACCGGTAAAAAACTTAATAACACCTTCAACAAAAGGACTTCTAATTATTGATTCAAATGCTTTTATTACTTTTTGTTTATAATAATCAAAAACATCAGCAACACTTATTGTTCCCTTACCAAGTTCTCCAAGAAGAACTATAAAAATGCCTATTTCTTTTCCAATAGTATCAAAGAATGAAAAATCTGTTTTTCCAGTGAAGAATGATACTATTTTACCAATGGCTTCTGATATACCATAGAATATAGCAGCAATCGTACCGCCGATCATTTTTATAGCACCAACTAAAATGTTAAAAGGTGAAATATTTATTTCTTTTAACTTGGCAATAAATGCTTTTATTACTTTTTCAGCATAAACTAATCCATTTATCATTCCCATTAATAATGGGTTAGTCTTAATAATATCTATAATACTCTGTTTAATAAGGTTAAGGATATTAGGTATAAGATTAAGATCTACTATCATATCACGAATCATAGTAACCTTATCCATAATATTTGCAAGATTATCTAATAAAGTAAGATTTCCATTCTTAAGATTTCCAAAGAAATTATCCATTCCTGGTATTAAATCTATAACCCATCCTATAGTATCACCTATAGTTGTGAATATTATGTCAATACCAGAAAATAATCCTCTGAATACTTTTATAAGTTTTTTAATATTTTCATTTACAGCATCTAAATCCCAATAATTAGCTAATTCAGATTCTGTTAAAACATGTTTGACAGCTTCGTCAGGATCAAGACCATCAGCTATTGCTTTATTAATTTTTTCTTTATTTTCTAAATAATTTGTCCAACTTTTAGTGTCATTTAAAACAAATGCTTTTGTAAATTTCTGTATATTACCTGTAAATTTACCAAGACCAGATCTAATATCTAACCAACTAAAGACATTATCAAAACCGGCTCTTACAGAACCTATAAATGTACTGAATATAGCAATTAGATTATCAATTGTTCTTTTAAAATTAGTATAAGCACTAGATTCATCTACTCCAGAAGTATTCCAAATAAAATCTAAAAATCTATTTCTATAATCAGAAATTTTATCGATTATACTATTTAATGAAATACTAACACGGGTAAAAAATGTTCTAGCTCTTTCAAAATCACCAATTATTGTTCTAAAAGTTACAGCCCAACCAGAACCAATAGCTTCCGCGGTTGTTTCCATTAACTGACCAAAAGATTTAACTTTAATAGCCGCATTAACTGCTTCATCAGCAATAGCTATTAATTTTTCAATCTGTTCATCAGTATAACCAAGAGATTTCATTGCTGTCTCATCGAGATCACCTGAAAGAATTTTCATTGCTTCTGCAAATCTTTCAGCAGTAAGCCAACCATCTTTAAGAGTATCTCTAAGTGCTGTACCGTTGTCTATCATCTTAGCAACAGCAAGTCCGTCTTTTCTAGCAACCTCTGTAAGAACCGATTTAAATCCTTCACCAGCAATATTGGAAATTTCCAATGAACGCCAGTCCATAAGCTTAAATGAACCAGCAGCCATTGCCTGTGAAACCTGATACCAAGCTCTTGCAGCTGTAGTAGCATTAGCGCCAACCAATGCTGCAGCATTCGCCAGACCCTTGATCGTAGCAACTGAAGTATCAAGATTAGCACCTGCAGCAGTAAACATACCAATATTACGAGTCATTTCCGTAAAATTGTATATTGTCTTATCTGCATAAGTGTTTAATTCATCCAATGCTGCAGTTACATCATCAATACCCTTACCTTCATCTTTAACGTTTGCAAGGATTGTCTGAGTAGCACCCATTTGGGTTTCATACTCCTGCATACCACTGCGTATACCAGAAGTAAGAGCCGAAAGACCTTTATTAATATACTGATTAATTGTCTGACCAATACCAATAAGGATTCCATTAATAACCATTCCAGATTTAGTAAAAGCTTGTTCAACTCTACTAATCTGTTCTTCCATTTTTGTAAAATACTCGCCATCTGCAGTATCTACTAATGTCTTATCAAGTTTATTAAGGGAATTGATGGTTTGTGATACGCCTTTTTCGAACTGGTCATTATCAAATGACATTTGTACAACACGTTCGTCAATAACTGAGCTCATCTACCCATCACCTCCTTTAAGTATTTGTCTAATTCTTCATAGACAGGTTCCATGGCTGGAGCTATAAAATTTCTACCTTTTATCCAACCTCCGCCTTTTGTAGCATGTCCTTGATCTACAATTATTGCTACATTCATGCGGTTCTCAATATCTGTGTTATACCATATAATAGCTGTCTTTTTATCATTCTTAACAATTTCATAATGCCAAGAATTAGCCATTAATCCGGTTAAAACAGGGGAAGCATCTCTTAAAGCAGCAACCCCCATTTCACCGAAACGATCCAGGTCAAGCATAACACTATTAATTTTCATCTGTTTTAAAGCTTCCAAATTCTTTTCGGAATTCTTTTTCTTATACTTAACACGAATCGCCATATTTTACTCCCATTTTGAAGTTTATCCACGAGAGTGGAGTTTAGCTCTTCTCTTAGCATTAAGCATTCTATTCTGAGCATAAATGTCACTTTTTGACATCTTATGTTTATCTGGATTATTCTTAATATTACAAATTTTAACTAATGTTAGTAAACGATTAATATGCCATTTTTGACATTCAAACGGAATTTGTAACGCAACCATCCAATAATAAATTAACTCAGATGTTATTATTTCCCTACTAACTCTGCCAGTCTTTTCATCTGAAAATGTTGTAGCAGATTGAGGATCTTTAATATATTCTAAGATTCTATCCATTTCTTCTTTTGGAATGACTCTAAAAGCATTCGGATCAACATTTGACGATAGTGACATGAACCTTATATAATCTATCAATTCATCATTAGTTTTCTCAACATTATTGTCCAAAAATGCTTTATGATACTTTGCTTCCCATTTAGAAATGGAAATTAAAGAATGCTCAAGAACTATATCTGTTGCTTTAACATTTATGAATTTTTCATATCTATCGCTGTAAGCTTCTGTCTCAGGGATATGTATTTTGAGCATCAATAATCACCTCTTTACTCAGAAAGGTGAGAATCCTGGATTTCACTAGTTACTGCAGCCTGAATCTGCTTCTGCTCAGCCTTCTGCTGCTTTGCTGCTTCTTCTACGAGTTCTTTAGGGAATACTGCATTAATGAACTTGCTTGCCTTGTCTGCATTTGTCAGAAGTTCTGTGAAAAGCTGATTGTATGCCTCTGTCTGCATAAATGCTTCTGAAAGTGCCGGACTCTTAACGAATCTCTCACCATCTTCAGACTTTTCACCGTAAGCCATAGAAATGATCATTTCAAAGAACTTCATAAGCTTAACAGCATCTTTAGCATCTACGGCATCCTGGAGTGACTGAGCAACTCCACCAGGCGTCATTGTTTCAAGTTTAATGAGTTCTGCCTTATTAATATTAAAGTAGAATCTCTTTGTCTTTGTTACACCGTTATAATCGGAATATGTAATTGTTTCGTATGTCATTTGTGTTTTTCTCCTTTCAAATAAAAAGGGGTACCCACACAATATGAGTACCCCTATAAATTTTTATTAGCCTACACCATCAGTAACATCAGTGTCGGTAGGATTAGTGTTGTCACCAGTGGTGAGCGGGTCTTCGCCCTCGTCCGTTACCTAAGTTGTAGCAAGAAGACTTGCAACACGACTAGGAAGCGGGAGATATGCGTCTGTACCTGTTTCTCCACTACCAGCATCTGTTCCATAAAGAGCATTCTCAAGAGCTGTAAGACCTGTTGATGTGCAATTTGTAGATCTGATTGTGAGAGAAGAAAGAGGCTTTGTTGTCTTCGTAGTACCATTTACTGTGTACTCAAATCCATCTGTCTTTGTAGTTGTGAGAGTCCATGAGAAAGAGATTGCCTCAGGGCTATCATTGATTGTCTGATAGGATCTCTCAGAAGGAGATGCCTTACAACCATAAAGGATATGAATATCATAACCATAGTCGTTACCAAGTGTATCATTACCAACAGTTGTAACGAATGACAGACCAAACATCTTTCTTGTCTGCTGACCTACAATAAGACCATTACCAGCATCAACAGAACCATCACACTCAGCGAACTCATCCGGATATGTATATGCCTCAATCGTAGCACCCATCTCCTCTGCAGAATACAGTGAGAGGTACTTCTGGTCATCTGCATAGATATCGTTAGCTTCTGCACCAGAAGGTGAAAGCTGAACAGAAGAGAGACCATTCCAAGCATATCCCTTCGGATAAGGATTCGTAGGATCTGTAGCATCATAAGGGTAAAGAACACCCATCTTTGTACCAGTCTCGTAAAGTCTTTCACCAGTCTGGTCCCATACAAGTTTTGCCATAATATTTCCTCCTAGAAATATAGTATAAACGAATCATGATATAGGTTATCTGCCACATACTCTGTCAAAAATCGACAAGTTGGAAGACAGTTAATCTTCTGTACTACATCAAAATCTGGATCGTCGGATATGACGATAACCTTATATGCATGATCAACTTTGTAAACATTATTGTTTGAAAAAGTATTATCTAATCTTTCTTTAGAATAGACAATAGCAGGAAAATTCATCCTGACGTTCTCAGGGGGTTGATAGTACACATTTTCTGACCCCAAAATTGTTTCTAAGAGCGTCTGCAGCTCAAGCCTAGTCGCCATGGTACATCCCCCCGAGACTCAGTATTAATCTAGGGTACTGAACTTCTATGTTATTCACCTTCCATTTAGTACCCAGATATTCAACCCATTTAATGGTGTGAAAATTCTGTCTAGCATATGGATCTGCTACTATGCTAATTCTGTTTGATACAGTTAAGTCATCATTGATGCTCATTCCCTGCTCATTCCTAACATAGTTCTGAAGGAAGTCACCTTTGTACGGCTTCGGGAGCGTAATCATTTTGTGAACACCTTTACTAGGTTCTGTCATTGTTTCAAAACCAACATTTCCATAGAACTTAGCCATATTTCACTCCCATTTTGAATTAAGATGCAGCGTTAGTAAGAGATACTGCTGTGAAAGCACCCTCAGAAACTGCAAATGTTGCAAGAACCGTTGCAACCTCACTAGCTACAGAAACAGCAAGTGCACGAGCCTCAACACCATTTCCATCTACAAGAAGGAGAGTGCCCATCTCGAATGCATGCTTAAGATCTGCAGTCTTTGCAAGTGTAGTAGTTGCAGCATCCTCATAGATCTTACCAGACTTTACATAGAATACAACGGAGCCAACATACTTATCGTCAGCCAGACCAAACTTCTTTTCCATAATCATTTCCTCCATTACTTAATTAGCCCTGAGCAGAAGTCTCAAGTACGATTGCGGAGAAAGGCTTAACGAGGCATCCAGAAATTCTGGTCTCGATCAGGTACTTCTCCTGGTTGTAGTCAATGTCGAAGTCCTCGAACATATTGATAGAACCACCCTTATCTGCACCAACCTTATAGTCGTTAAGGTTAACAATGATACCCTTAAGAGTATTTGTATAAACGACACCAGACTTTGTTACCTGTCTTGTAAGGTTCTCCATTACAGGAACTGTAACAATCTTAGAAACTCTGAGTGCTGTAGCAAGCTCAGCCTCTGTCTTATACAGCTTGTGGCCAATGCTATCCTCAAGGAGGAGGAGGTCTGTGAGCATATCCTCAGTTGTGAAGAGAGTCGGGTTACCAGAACCTCTATAATCCTTTCTGGACTTGATACATGTTCTGATGAAGTTCTTAGCTGTCTCATCATCTGTATCACCAACAGTAACCTCTGTCTTGATGCAGAAGAGATCTGCTTCCTTCCAGATAGGACGAACATTCTCTTCATTGATGTGATCATCATCAGAAGCGAGTCTGCCATCGCCAACGAGGATAGCACGAGCGATTTCCTCATCAAGCATGATTCTCATCTCACCCTTGATCCAAGCAACAACGTCGAAATCTGTGATGTCAATGATATCATCACGATCAAGCTTCTGCTTCTTGTAGATTGTCGTAGGGGTTGTGGATCTCTTGAGCAGTGAGAATACCTCATCCTTCTTCAGGTGACCCTTGATGTAACCCTTAGCTCTTGCTTCATCCTCACGGATATCAGCGAACATAGACTTAATTCTCGAGAAGGGTGAACGAGAAACGCCGTTCATAACTGTGGATACCCACTCCATTCTCCTTGAAATAAACTCGGGCCTGTCAGATGTTGTCTTGGGCTCCGGGAACAGCCAATCAATCTGCTCAATACCGTAATCTGCAGCGTGAGCGAGGAAAGACTCCTTAAGAGATCCCATTCTCTTACCATCCTTGATGATCTCTGTCATCTCGGAATGTGTGAGCTCATCCTTGCTATCGACTGCTACATAATCGTTCTGATCTTCAAATGCGTTGTGTGCAACTGCCATATCCTTTTCTCCTTTTGAATTTTTGTTTTCCTGTGCCTTACCAATGAGGAAGTACATGACCTTCTTCTGCTTATCACTCATGGTATTGACTACATCTTCAACTGTTTCATCATCGGATTCTTCATCCGAATCTTCGTGTTCAAGAGAGTTGTCATCCTCATCAGAATGCTCAACTTCCTTGCTTCCGCCTTCCTTTGCCTTACCAACGAGAAAATAGAGAACCTTCTTCTGGATCTCAGTCATAGAATCAATTACATCCTGAATTGTCTCTTCAGAATCACCCTTTGATTCCTTTTCATCATCAGCATGGGAAAGCTCTTCCAATTCATCATTAAAATCGGGATAAATCAAAGCTTCTTCTTCCATTACATCTTCCTCATCACTATGAGAAATGCTAAGAGTATCGATAAATGCTCCAGGATTTGCTCCTGCGAGAACAAGAGATACTTCTCTTATCATTCCATGAACGACATTTCCAGCCTTCTCAACAAGCTTATTAGCATAAATTGAAAGACTCTTAATGTCTCCATGCTTTACCAACTCTTTTGCATTCTTACCGCTATCAGTATCATTGAATGCACAGTAACAATATACGCCATCGTCTCTGTTTTCAAGAAGAGCGTGACCAAGAACGGCTCCTACGTTACCATGTTCATGCTGATACACAAGCGGTACTGTTATACCATCACAATCTTTAAATGCATCCTTACGGATTGTACGACCGTCTGAGCATCTAAGATCGTTTCTAGTGGCATAACCTCCAAAATCGTATACCATTTGAATTCTCCTTTACGTGTTATTTACAGATTCGTCCGGCTGTATGTCATTTACTGGCACATCAGATTCACTCTGTAGTTCTTCTTTAGATTTGTTCAGGTTCTTATTCCTGAGCTCATCTGCATCAGGATCCTTACTCGGCTTATAACCAATTACCGCTCTAAATTCATTAGAAGTCATAATTTCATTTCTAGTGAACTTGTCTGCGATGTCTGCAAGTTTCTCAGGAGGTGTAAGTTTAAATACATCTCTGAACATCATTAATGCCTGATGCTGGGATCTTGCAGTTTTTGTAAGGAACTTCCTTGACATTTCATCCAGGATTGCTGCAGCTATCGGTTCTATGGTCCTAGAATAATAGTTGAGTATTTCCTGTTCATCTGCAGTACCGTTAAAGACTCCTTCAGTAAGACCAAACTGACCATAAAACATCTCAGTAAGATACTGAATCTGGTTAAGGAGATTGTTTTCTACGGGTCGATTCAGCTGTGTTATATGTTCTGTTCCATCCGTATACGCAATTCCATAACGAGTATTCGTAAGCTGTTCCTCGATGTTTCTGCGTCGTTCTTCTGCGTAGTCCTTTCTGGACTGTGTTTTTAATACATAAGGAAGCTGAATCAAGAGATCCAACTTACCAGATGCCGATTGTTTGTCAACCATATCCAACATTGAAAGCTTTGTTATAAGTCTCTTAAGTATTGAATTTGGTTCATTCATAACAGAATAAAATGGATTCTGTACAATAGCTGTTGTCTTTTTTGGGACAAATATTTCCTGTCTTTTTCCCGTTTTATCGTTATAGACATTTACTTTTACATATTCGGGATACCATGATCTTATTCTACCAACTCTCATAGTTTCTATATCAAACGATCCGGTTTTTGTAGGATCAAGAGTCGTATCGATAGGAACTATTGCAACTACACCATCATCAAACATATTATTTACAACATCCTGAAAGAATGCCCTGCTTGTTTGATCGATATTAGCTTCAACAGTCATTGCATAGTTTAATTTAGAATCTATCGTGGATTCATACTTTCCATCTTTGTTAGTTTTAACATGAAGAAAAGTAAGTTGAGAGACATCAATAGCTATCTTTGTATAAACACCATTAACAATTGTCTGCTCAACTTTTCTACTAAAAGGGATTATATCTGGTCGTCTAGAATTACTAGCCCCTTTATCCCAGTCATTTTGCAAGGTAGGATCTTTATTCATAAAGGCATTCCAACCATGCATAAGTCTTTCTCTAAAGGTTACTGCCATTTTGAATTAGCCCCCATGATGCTTTGGTTTAGGTCCTACAATATTCTTAAGCTGGACATGATTAAGTCTACGTCTAAGATTCTTAGGAGGATTATCTTCTTCATCGTCATAGTTGTTAAAAACCGGTTTAGCAGATGTATATGAAACCTTTGCTTTATTTGTTTTTGCATTTGTGGCTAAAGTATCAGCTTTATTCTGTACACTATTTGCATAATTTGCAAGTTTTCCAGTGCTATGACTTTTATTAGGCAATGTTGGAAGACCTTTTGGTGAACTAGAATCTTTATAGCCTTCCTGAGCATGCTTTCCGATAGATTTTGCCTTGCCTATACCTCTATCAATATTTTCAAGATTACTAACAACGCTCGAAAGACCCTTCTTTTTCTTTTTAGCGTGATAAAGTTCTGACATGTGAATCCTCCTTATTTTAAACCTAATTTCTTTAATGTCGTGTCTGTTGGCTCTGGTAATAATAGTGTTGAATTTCCTTTAGGGAGTGCTATATTCTTTACCACATTAATTGATTGATCATACACATATTCCGAACTTATTGGATCAACTGGATCAAATGTGAATCCTTTCTTTTCTGTTGATCCTGATGCATTTTCTTTGCTTCCACCAGGAGTAAATGGATTACCAGTGTATGTCTTTTCTTTTCTATTAGTAGATTCTGACTTCTGATCTTTTTCATTAGTAGATTCTGATGAGTTATTATCCTTCTTTCCCCATGTCTGACCTTTTTTACCTTTAGCTCCGCCAGATTTGGTTCCAGAAAAGGCATCTTTTACATAATCTTCAGCAGATTTTGTATCTGACTTTTTCTCATCACCATCATTATTCTTGTCTTTTTTTCCATACTTAGATTCATATTCTTTTTCAGCTGAGTCTTTTTCTATTTCGGCTTTCTTAGCTTCGGCTTTAGCTTTCTTATTTTTTAATTTTTGTCCCTTTAATTTTTCTTTTTCTATAGAACTTGTCTTTTCTTTAATAATGTTCGTTAATGCATTACTAGCAACTTGAGTTACTATATTTTTGCCAATATCAGCTACAATTCTACCAGTAGGTCTTTCAAAAAAATCATCGAGCTTATCTAAAGATGATGGACCTTTTTTACCTCTTTCAACCTGCCAAGACTTCTTCTGATAATCAAGTTCCATAGCTAGACGATTTACTTCATTTCGAAGCTCTTCGTCAGTCATATTCTTTGCTTTCTTCTTAATAACACGATCCTCAGCATTAAGCTTAGCCTGTTCTTTTTTAGCAGTTTTAGCTAATTCTGCTGCGTCTTTTACCTTCTGCTTTTCCTGCTTCAGAGCCAGTTTTGCCTTATACTTCTTGGTCTTATACATTTCAGCAGCCTTTCCTCTAGCTGCTTTCTGCTTGTCTTGATTATAACGAAGTTCTCCTTCTGGAGTTAAGGAACCATCTTCGTTCTGGAGATCGGAAGA